CCTGAATAGTCGCCCCACGCCTGTGCCACATCCTTGCTCTTTGTCGTGGACATAAAGCCCTTTTCGGTTATCTCCTTGCCGACCACATCCATGAAGCGCTGTGTCTTCTCCATGACGAACTTATTGTTGTCTCCGTAGAGGATGCGCCCCGCAAGGTCTTCAAACTCCCCGTCTGTCATATCTCCGAAGATTGCGCGTGCGTCCACCGAACGCCACAACGTGCGCTCCCCGACCTTGGCAAGCTTCGTCACGGCGGTCAGCTCGTCAAGCATACGTTGCTCCTCTCTGCTTAACTCCCCAAAGTCGCCCCTACCACGCAAATAGTTGTTTAGCCACATAGCGTCACCACTGATATATTTGTCCAGGGCTTCATTGCTCTTGCTGTAATTAAGCGCATTGTCTTGCTTGGATACTTCCACCTTTGCGGGTGCAATCGCGTCCTGTGCGGGCTTAAAATCGCTTGGGTCAAACTTCAAGCCCTTTGAAAGTAGACCATCAATGAAGTTGTCCTTGATGAAGTAGGGGGTGGAAGCCCAATTAGCCTGCTTTGCTTCATTCTCCGCCACCCAATCCTTAAAGCCATCGGGAAGCTCTGTGACCTCGTTCTTGGCTGATAACTTGCGGTACTCCGTGCCTTTCAGCGCACTCTTCAAGTCCGATAACTCTTGCTTGTCAAAGTCATCTTCATCCATAAGGATAGCCGTGGCATAGCACAAGCATTGAGGATGCCAACCCTTGAAACTGAACCACTTTGGATATTTGCCAACAAGGCGCTCACAAAGGTCACACTTGCACTTAGGCTCGTGGTTGGAGCGGTGTACTTCAAAGCCCACCACAAAGTCAAGCTGTTGCCATCGTAGGTGGTCGGCTTCTCGATACGCCATGTTTATCTCCGAGCGCGTCAGTCTCATGGCGTTCCGGTAGCTACTTCTGTACACCCCTTGCCCAGGGTGGAAAGCCTTTGCCGCCTTGGACAATTGTAGGTTGCCACGCTTGTCACGCACACGGCGAAATAGGCGCTTGGGGTCTTGCAAATTCTGTCGCAAGTCCCTCGACAACTGCGCTGCGCTACGACCCTCGCCAAGACCAACATCAAGACTAAGCTCAATCTGCGCCTTGTACTGCTCCGTGTACTTCCACACTCGGTCGGCAAGGCTCATCCCACCGACCTTGCGAGCTTGAAAGGACTGCAAAGCATCCAAGTTGCGGTCTTGCATCTTCTGCAAGCGCCCCTTGGTCAGCTTCGTAGTGTCAATGATAGACGCGATAAACTCGTCATTCTTGTGGCAAGCAAAGAGCCACTGACGGCGTGACCCTGTTTCAATGGCCGCCTGCATCTTGCTTGCAAGCCCCTTGAGCACCTTTTGCAGTTGCGCCTTAGCTTTGGGGTAGTCGTCAAAATCAAATGGCTTGTCAGGGTCGTAGTCTTCCCTACAAGCGACCTCTGCAATATCGCTCGTTGCCTTGTCAAACAAGGCGTTCACGGCTCGTGTGTATGCCGCTGTCGTCTTGTAGTGCGCTGCATCAAAGCCCTGGAATGAAAAAGCCTTTGTCTTCTGTCTTTTAGCCATTGTTCCTTAGTGTGAAATGCTCACATTGGGGGTCTTTAAGGAACTTGATGAACTTCCCATCATGGTGATGCTTACATCTGCACATGAAAAGCTCCCCTTGCCAATTCTTCTCTTGCCAATCATACGAATGCTGGCAATCCCTGCACCTGTACTTCGGTACTTCGTATGACCTTGCTACCCTCTTCGCCATTAAGCATCAATTACAGGCTCTCCGATAACAAACGAATTGTCTGCATTCGCCTCCTCCTGTATCTGCTCAAAGTCCTTTTCAGGGTCTTGCGTCAGATTTGCACCCTTCACACTTGCCTTTTGCGATACAAGAGGCTTGTTGCCGTTCGCTGAAAGCCACATATTGATTTCGTCAATCTCATTGGTCAGCGTGTATGGCGTGATTTCAGGCTCAATCTCCAGGGCGTCTGCATCATTCTCCAGGGTCGTGTTGAATTGCCCCACAAACGCCTTGATGACATTCACACGGCGTTGCAGATACTCGTCAAAGACCTCCTTTTTGTCCTGCACCTTGAGGTGGGCATCCATGAAGAGAAGCTTTAACGCCGTGCCACTGATTGCGCCAATGCCCTTGACGCTCTCAAAGCTGACATCAGGTGTCTGCGAGATGGTGTAAATCAGCCGCAAGAGTGTTTCAATCTCCAGCTTGACGCTCTCCGGTGCATTCTGCCATGATACGTAGTTCATGGTAGCACCCTCTTCGCCCTCGATGACTGCACCAGCTTCACCCTTCTTGCTCCACCCGTTAATCTGACCGGTGACAAAGATTTTTGGGCTTGCATGATAGTCGTTGGTGTCCGCAAAGTTTGATAGCAGCTTCTCCAAGCGGTCAATCAAGCTGTCCACGTCTTGCGTCTCAAAGTGGTCTTGATAGCCGTAGACAATGGGGAGCTTGCCGATGGCAACGCGCTTGGGATAGCCCTCTACAACCTCATAGCCACCCGACCCATTGACCCATAACCAATGCTCATCTTCGGTGTACGTCTCAAAGTAGTCAAAGCGCTGCTTGTCTGACCCAACGTGGGTGTAAGCTCGCGAAAAGGCGATAAGGTCGCCCGTAGTGTCAAAGTAGGGGTACAGCGTGTCGCCAAACATAGGCGAGAACAACGCGCATCGTAGCTTGAACTTGGTGGGGAAGCCGTATGATTGATGCGCATTGGGCTTCTCCTGCACATACCACAGCTCTGCACACTCCTTGAATCCGAAGATGCCGCGTGCAATCTTTCGGTTGAGGGAGGTGGTCTTGTTGTCGTAGAGAATGCGAGTGACCGCCTTTAGCACAGCTTCCTGCCCCTCGTTGTCGGGTGTGGCGTTGTAGGCAACGGGATTGCCGAACGTAAACGACACAGCGCGGTTGATGATTAGCTTCTGCAACGCCACTGCCACGCGTGCGACCTTCTCAATACGTGTGTAGCCTCCATCTGCACCTGCGTCGATGACCTTGTCTGCTCCCTCATTGGGATTGTCCACTCGCACCATCTTGTCGGGGCGCAAGAATTGGTTGTTGATGTCGTGTAACTTCGGGTCAATGGCTTTGCGCGCCTGCTCCGCGTCAGGCTGTGCTGTGGTGCGCTTGCTTTTCAGCTCGCTAATAATCTCATTGTTCGTCTTGCCTGCAAATAACTCCTCTAATGGCATATCTAATTCTGTTTTATAGTGACACATCTATCTGCCGAATAAGCCCGCCACGTTGTCTGTCGTTGGCTTGGCTTTTCGCTTCTCAATCGTTCCGGTAAGGGCATCGGGTGCGTCATCGTGGGGATTTTTGCCCACCTTCATATAGCCGTTGATAGCTGACGCAAATTCGGGGAAGAGCTTTGTCCACCCCAGGGGCATGAATGTGAGGTTCTGCACAGCGGATGAATTGACGTTGATGCGCACATCCTTGTTATCCTTTTGGTGAAACCACTTGAACTTAGTCTTGGCGTTTCCGAGTAGTCTACACTGACGCTCCACAGAGCGCTGGAAGCCACGACCGCCGTTGTTACTCTCCACTACACACTCCTGCACAAGGTGCTTGGTCAGCATACTTGCAAGGGTCGGCTCTGTGTACTCCATGGGCTTCTGAGTGTATAGCACATCCACAAGGTAGTTGCCAACCTCTGTCTCATCGTAAATGATTGCACATAGGTAGTCAGCACCTGTATCTGCGGTGTCCACATACGCCTTGCGAATGCAGCACTTGGTTGCCGGTCTTGTCTGATACTCTGTAAAGCCGGTGTCGTACATAAGTCCCTCGCTTGGCTTGGGGTCTTGCTGGTATAAGCTATCAAACACATGGGGGTTACGCTTTCTGATGGCTTCCAGCTTCTCAATGTTGTGCCGTTCCTCCCACAACGCCTCTCCCTCTTGTCGCGGGTCGTAGTCCGTTGGCGCACCTTGCTTGATAGCTTGGTAGATGACCACTACCCATCCGTTGGGATTGTCTGTTGGGTGATACTCCCCTTGCTGTCGTAGCAATGTGCCCGCAAGGTCATCTTCATGCCAGCGTGTAAAGACTATCAGCTGTTGCGAATTGTTGTGCAGACGCGTTTCTGCCACGGTATCATACCAATCCGAAACGCCCTCACGCACCGTGGATGACCACGCTGTCTTGGCGTCCTTATAGATGTCGTCCATGATTAGCACATCCACAGGCTCACCCGTGAGCGCACCGCCCACACCAACGGTCTTGAAGCCACCCAAATGCCCGACAATCTCACACTCATCTGCGTTGCGTAGCCAAGAGCCTGCAACGGTGGTCACGTTGCTTGAGTTGAGGTGTGTATCGGGGAATATCTCTTGATATTCGGGGGTGTCAATGATACGCTGTATCTCTCTATTGAACTTGCGCGCCTTGGGGGCATTGTAGCTCACAATGGCAATACGCGTGTCAGGGCGCTCACCAAGGATGAAAGAGGGTAAACGGCGGGTACTCCCCTCGCTCTTCCCATGCTGTGGTGGCATAAACACCATTAGCTTCTTAATCTCCTTGTGCGCAAACTTGGTCAGCACGCCATAATAGCGGCGATGGAAGTCAGCAGGGTCAAAGGTTGGCATCGTGGAGAGCGTGAAGCGCAAAAGGTCAGTGCGTGATTCACGCACCAACCTCTCTTTCAATGCAAGCATGTATTTCACTCTCTCGTCTCTGCTCATTTCAGCTCCTCTTGAACATGTACTGCAAGAATGCGTAACGTCTTCGCCATTCTGTGTAGCCTGGTGTATACTGATTGATGTACGCCTCTCGCTCAAAGCTGATGTTGAAGTAAGCCCTGGTGGCATCTCCACAGGCTATCCAACGCACCAGCCACTCCAAGGCGTAAAGCAGGTAAAACGGCAAGTAGCCCAGCTCCTGCATCTGCTTGGTGTGGATAGTCTCGTGGCGAAGCATCACTTGCCACGCAGCTTTACTCTCAAACACGCGGTCTTTCCGCACAAACAGCACTCCAAATAGATTGACCGCCTCAAAGCCCTTGAACGGGATGATATTACTTCTAATAACCTTCATTGCTCTACTCCTTTAACTTGCTTTTCAGCTTCTCAATTTCCTTGTCCAGCTCATCATCTGACATTCCCCTGAACAGCTCCTTGCCGTCCTTTCCGACAACCTCCATCGTCTGTCTATTTCGCCACCTCGTGGGGTCGCCATTGGCAAGCGTGAAGATGATAGCAGCAGTGTCGGGCTGGATATGCTTCTTCTGCGTAGTCTGCTCCTTGACTGTCGGCTTAGAGGGGTCTCCCTTGGTTGGCACGGTCACAACCCTTGTCTCCGTCACATCGTAGCCCTGTATCTTCTTCAATAGCGACTTCTTTGCCTCTTGAACGAAGTATTGCATTCGGGCTTCGTGCGCTTCGTCAATTGCTTGCCTGAACTCCTCGTACTCATCTTTCCATCGGTGGAATGTAGCTTGCGAAATGCCTACCTGTTGGCAAACCTCCGCAATGGTGTAAGTGTCGGACTTGATTAGCCCGACTATCTGCTCAACAACCTTTTTGGTGTACTTTGCCATAATCAATGCCCTTTTATGGGCTCTTTTGTCTTAATTCTCTAACATCACTACTCCTTTATCTCGCATTTGAAGCCCCTCCCCTCCAGCTCATTGAGTAGCATTGAGAGCTTCGTGAGGTCTTTGCTTGACACAATCAAGCGGGCTTCTTCTTCCTCCTTTGGGGCTTCTTCCTCCTCCTCTTCGGCTATATCAGATAGAGCGACCCCCCAATCTTCGGGGTCAAACTGAAATCCTTCTGCACAGAGCTTGATTTGCTCCTCATCCCACGCAAGGTTGGCTTTGCTTGTGGCGTTGTCTGCAAGAGCAAGCTCACGCCCAACTTGGCTGTCAAGGTCTACGTCATTGCGCTTGACGGCAACAAGCGTATGCCCGTCCGTCTCAACAATTATGACCTTCTCAAAACCAAGCTCTCCCGCCTTTTCGGTTGTCTTGTTGCCGGCAATGATGCGGTTGTTCTTGTCAAGCAGGATAGAGCGACCAAGACCAAACTTGCGTAAGCTCTCATCCATAAGATGCTCCCCGTACTGCGTGCCTTTATTGAAGTTGTGGTTGTCGGGGATTAGATGCTCAATGCTTGTCTCTACTATTCGTGCCATGGCGTACTATTGAGTGATGATGTGCCACAGCTTGACAACCAAAGAGTAGGCAATAGAGCCGAGGAAGCAACCGATGAAAGTAGCCACAAAGGAATACACCATCTTGCCTGAAAATCTGTACTCATCGTATGGGTGTCGCTCCATATGTGCAAGCGCTCTGCGAACGCCCCTGATGCGCATATAGACGGCAAAAGACCTCACACGTTGGAAAACAGAAGCCCCCTTGAATACATTTTTGCCTGATAGGAAAACAGGGGGTTGGGTGCCACCCGAAGCGACACCCAACCACACCTTTCCCCCAAACACAAGTGAAATACGCTCACTCAAAGACGGCTTCCAGCAAGATACACATTGCGTCCCGTCACTCCATACATGAAGTGAGGAACATTCATCATCGGTCATGTCAGCCGACCTTTGCAGTACCTTTGTGGACTGCTTGAAATCTATTGGCGTCATAGCTCGAAAGGCACTTGCATCTTGCATCATACAAAGATACTATTTATATCACTATGAAACACTATTTTCATAGAAAGTTAGCCTTTATTTATGCACCCCCACACTCACACGAATTGGAAGCCCCGCGAAGTTCCAAGCGAGCAGCGCAGCATCACGCTCATCTTGATTGCTTCGCTTGTTGAAGCTAGTGAAGTAGGCAAGCTCTCTGCGCGTTATCTTTCCGTCAGCACCCTGCCAGCACTTGCGAAGAGGAACGTGTGCGAACGTTTCAACGCCCATGTGGTTGCACATTTCAATCAGCTTGCGCCCTGTCTCGTGATTGCGCCCGACATCATAGCCCTTGGATGCTGACTTTGTTCTTCTCTCTGTCTTTGTAATGTGCCAATTGCCCTTAATCATCCAAGCAGCTTCCACGACGACAATAAGCGATTTCCCCGATGCGTCACAACGCTCTTTCTGCTGGCGAATGTAGTCTACAGCGAGGGGGAATGCCAGCCTTGTTGCGTCAAGCTCCCTGGATGATGGGTATAAAATAGCGATGCCCGAATGCTCAACATCCGGGTCTATCGCTACGATTACATCATACTTCTTCATGCTTAAAATGGTAGGTCATCGCCAACCTGTGGCGCAGGCGCTGCCGTTGGCTGTGGTGGCTTTGAATCTCCACTTGCTGGCGCTGCTGGTGTTGCCTGTTGTGGGCCTGCCTCCGTCTTACCACCACACAACTGCACCTCTGATGCGTTTACGTTGATTGCTACCTGTTGCACTCCCTGCTTGTCGGTGTATAGCTTGGTGCGAAGATTGCCACGCACAAAGACCTTAGCACCCTTTTTGAGGTAGGCAAACAGTCCTCCGCCATCGCCATACCACAAGGCGCTGACCCACGTAGTGACATCTGCGCGGTTGCCTTGCTCATCCTTGGCATACTCCGTGGTGGCAATGCTAAGTGCCACATACTTCTTACCGCCAAATTCCTTGATTTCGGCATCGTTGCCGAGATTCCCGATTAACTCTGCTTTTAACATTTCTTTCTCTCTATTAAAGTCTACGCGCTCAGTATCGTCTGTTGTGGAGGGCTGGACGCGATTCGTTGTACTTCATCTTCTCCTCAATGTAAAACCAAAGGTCTATGCCCATCGCTGCTGCCCAGCCAAAGCAATAGTCCATTGCGAAGAGGATGCGACGCTCAATACAGATGTCGTTGCGCACAAGCCCCTTGACAAGACCAAGCGCGTTCTCCGTCACCTCAAACTTCGCGAAGTCACGAATGTAGTTGCAGGGATTGAGCTTGTTGAAGTCTACACCCAGCGAGCCTGCGAGGTCGGCAAGGCGAATGACAACGTCCGCAAGCTCCGTAGGCACTGTTCCCTCAAGGTACATTTCATACGTCTCTTCCCACTTGTCGGTTGCACCCCTGGTGGGTGTTTTGGGGTTGATGATGTCCTTGTAGAGAAGCTCGTTTGCCTTGCTGACGGTCTTTCCCTTCCGGTCAGCCTGCACCAGCTCACAAATCTCCGTCTGCACAAGCATAATGTAATGCTCTGTGCTTCTCCTTACATCCCAAAAGCCCTTATTGATGGCGTTTTGGTGCGCTCTGAATGATAGTTCGTTTCGTGTCATACGTGTTAAGTATTTGCGTTTTCTTTACCCTATTATCTTGATATGTTAAGCAAATGGGATTTTGCTTTACCTTTTACCGAACTGGCGTAGTACCGCGAACATCAAAAAGGCAACGAAGATAATACCCACCAAAATGCAGATTTCCTGTATTTGCTCCTCTCGATGGAGCTGCTCTAGAACAAATCCTTCCACTGTTAGCCGTTGTTACGCTCTTTGTCCATGGTCGCTAATCGTTAATGCCGAGTACATCGCACACCTTCTCCAGCAAATCAACCGACGCAACCGCCTGCCTCTCCTGCATTGGCGGTAGCATGTCACGCCACTCTTGAATAATCTCGCTCTTCTCCAGCCCGCGCCAATACATCCTCATTGAGAGCCTTGATGATGGGAATACAACATTGTATTCCTCTATGTTATACTCAATCTTGACGCTCCCAAACGAACGGTGGGATACGCGGTATATTCCTCTCATGTTTGGCATGTGCTTATCTTCCCATTCCAGCGGGCATTTGTCTAGCTGAGCTTTTACTTCTTCTCGTGTCATTGCTTGCTTCCTTCTTCTATTGCCCTGATAAGAGCATTTCTGTGGTACTCTATGCAGGCGCCCATTGCGCTTGCAAGGTCGTTGTACACTCCCTTGTGATATTCGTCATCGGGCGTCATGATTGAGTAAGCACTGCCCGAGTGCTCTATCTCATAGTAGCCTATCTCCGTCTGTGTAAACCACGCTCCCGAATGACCATACCGGTCAAAATGCAGTGTTACATTGCTCCGTATGTATTCTGCGATGTCGTTGAGTGTCATAGTTATTTGTAGATTTCCCTTGTTAGATAGATGTCGTAAAAGGCATCGTGCAACGCTTCTTCATCAACATTGATGCCCATAAACTTTGCAACGGTTGCCAGCTTGAAGTTCTCCATTTCTTGTCGTCGGGACGCAAGGTGATGCGATGCAAGCACCATCACATCAATAGAGTTTGCCCAAAACCAAGAACCAAAGTAATTGTCGCCGTTCTGCAAGAAGAACCCGCGCAAGAACTGATTGTCAAATGAAGCATTGTTGTAGCCGACAAGGAAGAACTTGTCTTGCTTATCGTACTTGTTTACATACTTACCAAGCATCGCTACAAACTGATTGTAGACATCACGCATTGAGGGGTAAGCCATCACTTGTTCACGGGTTACACCCGCAACGGAAAGGGCTTGTTCTTCAATTACCGCTTTCGGGTTCGGTTGAACGTGAAAGTTAAAACGTTCTTTCTCGACACCATCAATCTCTATCATTCCGCTAATCTGATGAATGCCATTCTTTCCAGGATTTACACCGGTCGTTTCAAGGTCAAAAAATAGTAGTTTCATTGTCTTATACTCTTTATTTTTTTACCCAATATCCTTGTCCTTGTTTCTTGTAGCCTTTCAGCTCCATTACCTCATCACGGGTACTTTCAAGGATTTGAAACACACCCATACCCCCCCCTGGTCTTAGGTAGGCTTCAACAAGGTCATCCCAGCGGTCAATGATTGGCTTGTAGTAGGGAAATGCTTCCACTACTTTCTGCAACTCTTCCTTTGTTACCTCGCAAAAGGTCACAAGATCGTAACAGCGTGAAAAGTCGTCCCAGTCGTATGGAACGTCAAATCCGCAATTAGCGGGCGTTTCGGTGTTTTCTACACCCATCAAGGCTGACCACATCGTTCTTGACGATATGCCTACGTGGTGTGTTCCTATCCATTGAAGCATCTTAGTCTTGTTCATACTCGATTTGTTTTATAGTGATATGTTTTTGAATTATAATTTAGATAACCACTGCTCGTATATCTGATGTGCAACTTGTGCCATCATGATAGGAGGCACGGACATACCACACACATAGTACGGCGGCTGCCCCCCAAAGTCGTAGTCTTGGGGAAAGGAAGATATGCAACACACCTCGCTCTTGCCGAGCATTCGCGGTTGGTCAAAGTGTATCAAGCATGATTCTTTTCCCGCGAGAGTTGGGCAAATTTTGTCAAGATATACATACGACTGGTTGAAGTTGCCACACTTCCCGTGTACTCGTTGCTTCGCATATGACTGTTTCGCGTCCCCATACTCCCTGTTCTCCCAAAGGGTGCGGGTAACCTTTGATGTTACTTCGCGCCCCGAATAATCTGCCACCTCCCCAAATGGTATCATACTCTCGTTGAACTCCAACTTCAAGAATGGAAGCTGCTCAAAAAGGCTCGCTTGGTACAAGAGTGGTTCTGCAAGGTCTTTGCGTAAGCAAACGAAAAACACGCGCTCTCTTCGTTGTGGTAGTCCCATATTCTGCCCATCGAGCAGCCAATGTTGGCAATAGTAGCCTGCATCCTCAAACGCCTCATGAATGCGACGCACATAGTCCTTTGCCTTTCCTATAAGCAAGCCTTTCACGTTCTCCGCAACCACGACCTTTGGTTGTAGCTTCTTGGCAAGGTCAATGAAGTCAAAGAAGAGCGTATCAAGCACCTGTTCTGCCTGCCCCTCGCGAAAATGCTTTAACTTCCCCCAGGCTTCCTCACGACTACCAGCTATTGAGAATGAAGAGCAGGGAGGCGAGCCATCAAGAATGTCAAGGTTGTACAGCTCTTCGGGTAGGCCGTATCTTAACTTAAACTCCTGAATAGGCTCCAAGAATGGGTATTTGGGGCTGTGGTTGCGCTGGTAGATAGCCATCATTCTCGGGTCAATCTCATTGCACCCGACGACATCAAAGCCTGCGAGCTTGTATCCCATTGTACTGCCCCCCCCACATGCGAAGCAGGAAAATACCTTGCCTTTGTCCTTTGTAAAGTTGGCATCCGCCAACGTCCATCTGTAATTAAACTTCATCTGCCCAGTTTGTTTTATAGTGGTATATTTATACCAAAAGTAGTAGTTGTTTTCTCATCCACATTACCTGCTTAATATCTCGTCTACCCGCTCCGCCATGCTACGGAAGAAGGCATTGTATTTAAGCTCGCTGTTGTAGTCATTAAGGACGCGCGTCACTGAGGTTCGCCCCCTTTTGATGAAGCTCCCGATGTCTGACAACGTCATATTCTCCAGCCTGCAATGATGCGCGAACATCATACGTGCAAAAAAGCCGTCAATCTTCCTTCCGCTGACGCTATAATCGACAAGCCTTAGCCCCGTGACTTCGTGGATAGCAGCAGAGACGCGAATAACGATGTCTTGATTTCTGACGATGTTTGATGCGAATAGCACGCTCTTGCAGGTGCGAATGGCAAAGTCGTATTCAATGCACGCACCTCGGCTTCCCCTCCAGCCGTCCATCATGTAGATGCAGCTGCATTCATTAAGCATCTCCAAATCCCTGCACAGGTGCTTTATCCAGGGGGCATCAACGGGAAGCCCATTATCCCAAGGATTGACCGTGTCAAATCCCAAGCCACGCAACAACGCCTCTGCGTCCGCGAAGCGAGTGCGAGCCTCCGCAAGGTCAAGCCCGCTAATCTGACCGCTGATATACACTTTCATTTCCGTTGTTGTTAGTCGTTAGTACTTTCTCCTGTCCTTACCCTTAATCTCAAAGTAGTTGCACATCTCAACAAGTCGCGACTGCACTCTGTCACCGTAGTCTCGTTTAAGCGTGTCACTTGAAATTCTGAGGTTGGATGTGATTAGCGTGAGTTGGTCGGTGCGGTCACCGCGGTACTCCAATAGTTGTTGCAATACATTTAGGCGATTGCCCATGTATAGCACCTCTTTTGGCTCTTGTCCGAGGTCTTGAATGCCTATCATTGCGCGCTGCTTGTACTTCTGTATCTCTCCACCTGCAACATACGCCTGGCACACCTCGTCTGCTCTTGTGATAGCCCAAGATAGCGGTCTATCCACCTCATTTGCACCATCATCAAAGCTAATGGCAAAGCCCATAGCTTGCGAGTAGGCAAGCATTACTTCCAAGCACCAGGACTTGCCTGAACCTGTGTTCCCGGCTATGTAGATGCCACGGTTGATGTCGCCCGCCTGCTCGTGCCCCGTCAAGGGGTTAAGCGCTCTCATAGTCTCATCCCCGTGACACCACTTGATGAAGTTGGTGTAAGCAAATCTATTTTCGTCATCAATGATGAACTTTGGATTGCGATATTGCCCGATGGCTTCCACCACCCGCAAAGCGTGGTCAAGGTCGTAGATGTATCTGCATCTGCAAAAACCACCGAAACCACCGCGCTCCTTGATGTAGCTAAGTACGCTCGCTATGCTTGTTTGAGTGCCATTCATCGCCATTCGTCATTTATGTTGTTGTTGCTCGTGGTTCGTGCACCGCCATCCGTTTTACTCCCCTTGTGCCAATTCCGCACTGCTGCTTGCCAATCCTTCATTTTGTTTTTCCCGACAAACCACCCCTTGGATGTGTAGAAGTCAATGAAGCGCTCAGCGTCAATGGTGTACTCCTTTTCGGCGCAATATGCTTTCACCTCCTCCAAGGTGGGTGGGCAAAACCGCTTAGCGGTCTTTGCCCCCTCCTCTTCTTCTGTTTCCTTTCCTTTTGTTTCCTTTTGTTTCCTTTCCTTTTCTTTGGGTAGCTCTTGCAATGCAATTGCATTCTCTTTGCTTTGCACTTGCTCCTCTTGCTGACGCTGTTTCCATCTTGATGCGGCGGCGTTCTTCCTTCGGTCGGAAATCTCCTTGCGCCTATCCAAGCGTGCAATCACTGACTTTGACCAAAAGTGGCTGGCATCCAGCTTGAAGAGGTCAAAATCCTTGACTACGCTCTCAACCAACTTGCAGTCCACATGCAATGCAAATGCAATGCTTTTGCACGCCTTATGTGGAAGCTTACCGCCCTGCTCGTAGAGTTGTTCTATCACGCACCAAAAGACGCCGACACCTGCAACGCCATATTCCAAAAGCACCTCTTGCAGTTTAGGGTCATTTCGCGCGTTGTAATCATGCTGGAAGTAGTATGCATCTTTCATTTCACTTGACGCTATTAAGCGCACTCTATGACATCAATAATCTTGGTCTCCTCCACCTGCTCAATGACATAGTCAGATAGCGATGTGGCCATAAAGGCATCCACTGCCTGGTGTGCCGTGAGTGCAGATACTGCCTTGACCAAGAAGAGGTGCGCGGTCTTCTTCTCCTTACCACTCTTCTCATCGATGGTCAGGAAGCTCAGCTTGCACTTAAACCACTTGTCTGCATCTGCCTCGTGGGAAGCAAACACCTCCTTGTAGTTCTTGCGTGCCATGGCTACCACATCGACACCGCCGGTAGCATATTGCACGACCTCTTCCATCGTGACGCGCTCTGCAGTCGCGAACGAATTAGCCTTTATCAGGAATACTTCTGAATCCGCCTTGATTGCTCCGTTGTCTGCAACGCGCTCCAGGCGCGCTTTTACTTGATACCAATCCATGATAGCTGTTTTTTATAGTGATACATTGGATGTTAAAAGGGCGACTTGCCAAAGTCCATGGTCAATCCTGCTTCCGCGACGACCACATTCTTTCCGGTCAGCTCCTTGATGCTCTGCTGAAAGTCCATTGCGTGGCTGTTCGTAGGAGACAGGTGGATAAGCACGATGTTGTTTACCGCCGACAGGTCGTTTGCAAGCAAGACCTCCTTGCACGTCTCAAGGCTCATGTGGCTCTTGATGGTGCGGTTGTACTGCGCTTTGGACACCACACCCGTTGCAACATTGTCCTCCAGGATGTCATGCTGGTAGTTGCATTCAATCAGAATGTTTGACAGCCCTGCAAATTTGTATTTGAGGTAGTATGTATCTGTTGCGAATAGCGTTGTGCCTATCTCCTTGTGATGAATCAGATACCCGAAAGGCTCGGCGGCATCATGCTGCACATCAAAGCCCTGTATTGTAAATCCACCAAGGCGGTAGGACTTCATCGGCTGAATGGTCGTCACAAGGTGATTATCCTCCAGCCCCAGGGCTTTTGCTGTGCCTGCTGACATGTAGCAAGGAATGCAAGCCTCAAGCACCTTTACACTGCCCTTGACATGGTCGCCGTGCTCATGCGAGATTATGCACCCTTTCACACGGCGAACATCAAAGTCACGAACTTTCATGATGCTCTTGTAGCTCACTCCACATTCTACAAGCAAGCTCTCCTTGCCATTGTCAAGCAGATAGCAGTTGCCTGCCGAGCTGCTTCCGAGTATCGTTAATCTCATCTTACACGAAGCATGTTTTTTGCAACTTCAAAGTTGTGGCGCTCTATCTCGGCATCCTCCTCGTGGCGTTCCGCCAGCTTTTGCCACTCCTCATAGCAGTAGGGGCAATAAGCCTCATTCAGTACCGCGATGTAGTACGCTGTGTAAGCCGCGCGACCACACGAACCACATACCCCAACGCCACCAAATGCCTTGACTGATTCAGGCAATCCCATTTCAATGACCTTGAAGCCCTTTGCATTGTCAATTACCTTCGCCATGGTTAGAAGCCTGGTAGTGTATCAGTTGGCGTTTCTGTTGGGGCGTCTTTTGGCTCTTCCCTGATGATTTCGCCCGTCTGTGCATCAACGGTTGCAGGGGCTTCATCTCCAAGGTCTATTTGGATGGTCGTCTGATTGGCGTTAGCCTCCTTTTCAGCTGCAACCTGCTCCTTGACATCCTTGACCTCTTCATACTCCGTGTAAATATCCTGCTGTTCGTCAATGGTCTTCATACCCAACGACAGTTCCGGCGCGTACGTGCGCGTCCACCAGGATGCAGCGCGGTACATCAACATCTGCTTTGCCATCGTCTGCCACTTACTACCAGCCTTGGTGTACCATCCCTCTTGGATTGCGAGGCGAATTGACACAGGCGCGCTTTCAAGTATCTGGTCTGACCCGTTGGCGGTAGTATAGGCAACACACTCAATGTCCATTATCTTCTTGCCGTCAAACTGCTTCTTGACTGCCGTCTTGCGCCCTCCTTGATATTCGTAGTCGGTGTACTCCACCATGCCCAACATGCCCTTTTCTGTGAATCGGTACTTTAATGGTGCGAAGCGCCCGCACCCATTTACCGTGCCGATAAGGAATGTCGCTGACCAAGAGGGCTTACCATAGATTGGCACCATGTTCTGCATGACCATCAGGGGGCTTGCTCCGATGCGATTTGCAACCTCAATGGCAATCATGCAGTTGGCAACAGCCTTGTCAATGGGGTTCTTCTCACTCGCTTTGTACATTTCTGGCACAAGCTCCGATGATGCGAAGAGCTTGCACACTCGCTGCATAATCTCAAACTGCGCTGGGTCAAAGAAATTGACAACCTGTGTTTGCGCCTGTGCCACGTTGATTGCTCCCACTGCGGGGGTCGCTTTCATTAATTCGTTCATGTCTGTATCTGTTTAGTTGAGTTGATTGGCGTAGTTACGGTAGGTCATGCGCGCCTCTTCCAGCGCAGGAATAGCGTCCTTTCGGTGCGAATCCACGGGAATAAGAGGTATGCCGTCAATGGAGATATGAATCTTTCCCATGAACTCCTGGAGCTGGATGCGCTCTGACGATTCGCGCACCATGCTTGCGGTCTCTGCCTTTGCCCTTGCTTCTCGGCGCGCCTTGAACCACCCTACAATTGCCTGGATGGCGTTGTTGATAGCCGCCTGAATGGATGTCAGTCCCGTCTGTGCAGTCTGAATGGTCGTTGTGTACTTCATTTTCGTAGTCGTTGTTAGTCGTTATACGTTACTTTCCTTTCGTGATGACAAGCTTCTTATCATCTGTTACCTTTAAGTTGATTATCTGGCTTTCCGTTGGGATTACATCGTTGATGCTCTCGCGATTGTCTATGAAGATTGGCGCGGTCACTCCGTAGAATCTGCACAGCACGTTGATGATGTCAAGCCCTGCATTGACCCTTGCTGCCTTGTTTGCCGTTCCATCAGGAACACCGTTGATTAGAGGCGTGCAGCACTCAATGGGATTCTCCTTCTTGGCATCCTCAATCGTGTAGTCAAAGAGCTGGAATTTGACCATCGTGAAGAGGTTGTTGATTCGCTTCTCGCACTCGTCAATCTTTGCTTTCGTAAACTGATGCATCGTGTACTCCTCGCGCTCTGCTTCCGCCAGCTGATGTGCAAGATTTCGCCCCTTTTCTTCAAGCTCCTTGATGCTCTTTTCAAGTTCTTCAATTCGCTTGCGGTCAGTCAGCTTATCTTTGATTTCATCACGCTTGGCGGTCAGCTTTCTCTTCTCTTCTTGGTAGATGGTCGTATCTTCGTTGTCAATGCCATCATCAAGTGATGCTTCAAGAGCTGTTATTTGCTCCGTGAGTTCGTTGTACTCCTTGATCTCTTCGGGCTTAACATCTTCGGGCTTGACTTCCGACACACCAGCAAGGCGCGCTTTCAGCTTCTCCAGCTCCGAAGATTTCAGGGCAACGCCCTCGTTGGCGTTGGCTACATCCTCCTGCACCTCCACAATGCGTGCGTCAATGCGTGCAACCTCCTCCTTGATGCTTTTCCCGCGCTCCGTTATCTTCGCCAGGGCATCCGCCTTGTGCTTGTCAAAGTGAGCCTTTGCCGATGCCTGCATTTCCGCTGGAAGCTCCTGACCACAACAAGAGCATGTTGTCTCTCCATTGTAGGCGCTTGCATTGACTTTGTACCACTCCTCGCGAAGCTCGTCCGCCTGTTTTGTTAGTTCCTTCTTGCGAGCGTCAAGGCGTGCAATCTCCTTGGTTGCTGCATCAATATCTGCCTGGTAGCTCTGCATCTCACGCTGCGCCTTTCTCGCCTCCTCACGCAAGTCACGAAGCTCCTCATTTGCCTTGTAGGCGCACTCGTTTGCCTTGCTCTTTGCGTCAAAGATGACCTGCTGGCGCTTCGCCTTTAGGTCGTTTATCTTCGCCTGGCGAGCCTGTACCTCTTCGTACTTCTTTCGCGAGCGCTCTGCAACGCTTGACAAAACGCCATCCACCTGAACAAGCGCGTCATCAACACGCTTCATTTCAGTCTCAAGGGCGGCAAAGTCCTGCTTTTCGGGCATCAGCTTGTACGTTTGGTCAATGCGTGGTTGCACCTCGTCAAGCTGTGACTTTACAAGACGCTTGCGCGCTGCAAGCTCTCTCTTGAAGTCTTCCATTGGCTTCCCCGCCAGCTTGTCAAGGAAAGCGGAAAACTCGGGCTTCCAGGTGGCAACCTCGCTATCCTCCACAGCCCCCGCCATCTGAAAGAGCTGTTCACGCTGGTCTTTCCAGGGCATTGAAAGGAAGTAGGCTGGATTTGTGAGCATCTTGAACAGTGTGTCATCAATGATGTCCTTGACGCGCTTTGCATACTCCGTGACACTGACGGGTGCATCGTTCCAAAAACACACGGTCTTGTTGCCCTTGAACACCTCGTCTGTTGCTCCTCGTGGCTTTACCCACTCTTCCTCAAAGTTGCGAATCAGCTTTACAAGCTCTCCATCAACTTCAAACACACCCGTCACGCCACAAGCGGCACGCTTCGCCGTATCTCCACCTCTGACAGTCTTGATGTTGTAATCCTTGCGGTCCTGGCTGTCCTTGCCAAATAGAAGCCATGTAAAGGCATCAAAGTGGCGACTTTTTCCAAGCCCGTTCGCACCCGATATGGTGGTGCATAAAGGGTCAAACTCTGTAGTCTTAGCCTCTGACCCTCTCCAATTCACAAGGGTCAGCTCTTTTAGAATTATGCGCTTCATTGCTTGTTGTTAGTTGTTGATTTGGAAGTAGGAGCAGAAGTGGCTTATCTGCCACTCACGAACGAAGTCTATTGCTTCCTGCATGGTGCTGACCTTTGCTAATGCATCTGCATCTATGCACCCCCGCTTGCTGATTGTGATAAGAAAGCTCCCGTCATCGTAGGTCATTACCATTGCTTCGTGGGCTTCCGTTGGATGGGCAAAGCGATACTTGTTTCCGTCCCAAATGCTCCACTCAAGGGGCTTTAAGCTCTTAGTGATTTCTTCCGTGTCATAGTTAGTCAAGATTAAAGTCGCTACACGCATCATCAACCTGTATCTCGCGAACCTTCGCCTTGGCTTCCTCCATGGTCAAGCCCTTGTACTTTCCCACAACCTGATCATCAAGCCAGCAGCGAACAACAAGCAAGACCGTGCCATCATTCTTCTCCTTGATTAGAACTTCGTGAGCGCCAATTGTTGCCGAGACAATAGGATTACCGTTGTCATCCTCATCATCCATCCATTCAGGCATCTTCAGTGCCTTTTCAATGTCTTCTCGTGTCATGATTCGTTGTGTTTAGTTGTGATTATCTTACCATTTTCGATGGGCAAACAAGAGCGTTGCCGACTATGCAGTCATGCGCCCAAATTGCCTGATGCTCTCTTGCTATCCTGGTGGCTGAATGGTTGATTTCAGCATCTTGGCAAAGCTTGCCGTCCTCCTGAATTACCATAACTTCATCCTTGCTGAGCTGTACAATCTCAATGTACCCACCAACCAGGAGTTGCAGTTCGTTCAGCGTAAAATACTCGCCATTTGGTGGCTCTACCTTCGCCGTGCGCCCCGACTGCCTGTAAAGTATTGCTTCCATTATCTTAGTCTTTCATTAGTTGTAGTGCAAGGTCGGCATCAACGGTTATCATTCGTCCCGTCTGTGATATTGCCTTGTCTATCTTCCCGCTCGCTTTGATTCTGTTTGCCGTAGTCATGGAGCAGTTGAAGAGCTGCGCTATACCCGCTATGCCGTACACAAGATTTCGTTTTGCTGTTCTCTCTCCCTCCTTGTTGGATAGTCGTTGCATGACGTTGTATAAGACTTCGGCGAACTCCCCAGCAGTCATGTCAATCACTCTCTTCTCTGTATTCACGACCCCCACACCTTGGTGATACCATACTTTGTGAACACCTCTTCAATGGCGCGGGCTTCTGACACTTTCGGCTCTACTCCGCCATTTAGGCGGGCATACCAACTTGCGCGGGTCGTCAGCCCAAGAGCCTCCATGATTCGCTCGCGCACCTCCTTGGCGTCCTTTCGCTTCACCTGCGAGAAGCCCAGCTTAAAGCTAAATTCATTCATATCTATTCCTTTTGTATTCATATTTCGGCGAAATGTTGTATATTCGCACGCTACACTTGTATTGCCTTCGCTTGTTTTTCGTCTTGCGTTGCTTTACATCTGCAAAGGTACGAAAGATTTCGTGAAATACAAACATTGTAACGAAATTATTCGCGCAGAATATGATTATAAAACTACAGGGAATAACTAATACGCTCATTATGAACGGAATAGAAACGAGAGAGATCCGGGAAAAATTCGGGCTTTCGCAAGAGAGATTTGCCAAACTACTTGGCGTCACGACCAGGACGGTGCAAAATTGGGAAGCTGGCGGGACTATCCCACAGACCAAGCAGGAAATTTTGCACGAAATTTCCGTGAATCCACAGCTCTACATTGGTGGCGAGCAGAGCAACATCAACGGCACGAACACAACCACCACAAACAATCACACCACCAACAACTATGGAGAGTGCGATGTGTGCACGGACAATGGCATCGTGGACAAGCTCATTGACGAGATAGCCGAGCAACGTAAGCTTGTTGCGAAGTCACAAGAGCAGATAGACCGCTTACTTGGCATCATAGAGAAGCAAGCCTAACGCGCATGCACGTACACATATATACAGCAGAAAAGATGAAGACAACAGCAATCAAGGTCGCCGACTACTACGGCGTTGCCACCTACTACTCCGTGATGCCACGCGCCATCTTTGACGCCCTGGAAGCATCAGCACTCAAAGGCAAAGAGTTCGCCGAAGTAGACAGCGCTCTACTTGAAGAAATGCACGAAGCGTATACGCAAAAGATGAAGCTATGAAGAAGTCTATCAATCCACAGGTCATGGAGATACAGCGGCGCTTCTTTGAAGCGGTAGACCTGGCAAAGGCGATGGGCAAAACATCAGGACTGAAAGCCTTTTGCGAGGAACACAGCCTCAACCGCGTGAAGTACTACCGAATTAAAGGAGACCTTTGCAAGCCTATCGAGGAAATGCACTATAAGTCCATAGACATTGACGCGCTTCTGTATGTCTGCCGTGACTTTGGTGTATCTCCCTCTTGGCTCTTACTTGGTCGTGGGACATTAGAAATAAGGTAGTCATGTTCATCAAGCGAAGCATCAAGTTCAACCTACACAAGCGCAAAGCAACCGACACGACAGACCTTGCCATAAGGATGCGTGTGACACTCCGAGGGGAGCGCCCGTTTGACTTTCCCATTGGTCGCAAAATAGACTTAGACCAATGGGACGCCAAGGCTGAGCGTGCTATTGCAGGAACAAGGGAAGCGGCTGAAATCAACCGCACCATAGAAGAGTATAAGGCACAGATAAACGAAGTCTTTGCCCGCTATGAACTGCTGGAGAAGCGCGTGCCGACACCGCAAGAGGTCAAAGACCTTTTCAATGACATGGTGGGACGCGCGTCTCTCATGAACGAGGACGGCAAAATAGACCTTTGGGGGGTCATTGATTTGTTCATGACACAGGTCGGAGAAAAGAATCAGTGGACACCATCGACGTACCAAAAGTTCAGGACACTACGCCACCATCTGAAATCCTTTGACCCTGGACTATCCTTTGACACGCTCACAGAGGGGAAGTTGCAAGACCTCATTGCCTACTACTACAAGAAAGACCAGCGCAATACAACTATCTCGCGCCACCTCTCTTTTCTTCGTTGGTTGCTTCGGTGGTCAGCTCAAAAGGGCTACTACCATGGCGACCTGCACAACACCTTTAAGCCCAAGTTAAAAGGTATCTCCGTTGATTCAAAGGAAATCATCTACCTCTCACAAGAGGAGATAAAGCAGCTGCAAGATTTTCAATTCCAGCCAATGCAAGAGGCTCTTGAACGTGTGCGCGATGTATTCCTCTTTCAGTGCTTCACGGGTCTCCGTTACTCCGATGTAGCCAAGCTCCGCCGCTCCGACATCAAGAAAGGCGTTGTCCACGTTGTAACGAAGAAGACTATTGATGGGCTTAGAATAGAGCTAAACAGGCACTCACAAGCTATCCTTGACAAGTATAGCGGTTGCGTCTTTCCAGGGGATAAGGCATTGCCCATTATCTCCAATGTACACATGAATCTGCACCTTAAAACGTTGGGTCAGGTGGTCGGGCTGGACGAGCCTACGCGTATTGTCTATTTTAAGGGTAATACACGCTATGAAGAGGTCTACCCCAAGTGGCATCTGCTTACGACCCACGTTGCACGGCGCACGTTTGTCGTCATGGCGTTGCAGCTTGGCATCCCCGTGGAGGTCATCATGCGTTGGACGGGTCACTCCAACTTTAATGCTATGAAGCCATATGCCAAGATTGTAGACGAACTCAAAGAGCGGTCAATGACCAAGTTTGACGAACTATGATGTACACGACTTTCAGCGCCGATAACGCCGTACACGAAATGTACACGAATATAGCATATCATCTTGGCTCTTCGTGGCACTCCGTGGTATCGTGATTTTGCCTAAGGCACGCAAATGAAAGGCTTTGGAATGCTATGGTAGTAATGTCGCACTACCTCTCTCTCCGCTAAGAGGCTTCA